TACTTGCGACAGCTTGTGGTACAATCCAAATCTGTGCGATCGTTGCTTGCCCAACATGCAAATAGCATGGTGTTTTATGGCTTCGGGTTCTAGTGGAATATCTGCGTAATGATCAGTCATGACTTCGGTGGTCACAAAAGATTCAACCACAGTGGGTCGATCATTGGGATGACTACGAGCACATAAAAAATCAATCTCACGCTGTATACCAAAATGATTAGTATACAATAACACTGTATATGCCGGAATATCAAATTCGTAGAGTATGTCAAAAAAGTTGTGAGTGAACATACCAACACGCATTGAATCTATATACACATCGTTGTCTCGATGCTCGATGATGTATCGATCATTGATCCCGTACACCTCTTTTTTTGTCTCAGCAAACATTTGTTTCAAATAATAAATGTTGTGTTGAAACCCAGTATAGTTGGCATAACCAACTATGTTATAGTGCGAATCTAATTTACTCCAAAGTTTTTTTGGTATAGTCGATGTTGTTGGCTGTGCAAACATGGTGTTTATAATGTTTGATAAATTTTTAATAACAGTTTAGGGTCATAGAATTCTGACTCAATGTTGGTGATTTGATCTGTGACAATTTGATCTACACTTTCAAATTTAATCTCACCAGGTGCCATGTCAGTGTCAACAGAAATAGTTTTGTTGGGAATCAGCGCCATTTCACGCAGGCCATAATCTCGAATAAATGTTTCTTTGATAAAGTTGGCCTCTTCGTAGCTGATCTCAATGTCAAGTTGAACTCGTACATGCATGTCTTTGTGCAAAAGGGTGCCAGCGTTGTCAATGACATTGCTTAATCCAAGCACTCGATATGTAGGCTGATTAGGCCAAGCATGATATACAGTTTCTTGACCCCACTCAAGTATAGTTAGTCCACGCTCGTCATCGCCGGCATCAGCATAGTTGTGCGGAAAGCAGTTGCCAATGTAGGTGATGTTTTTCTTGGTCTGACGTTTATGAAAGTGTCCAGTGAACACATGTTCAAAGTTGTTGAAATCTTCACGTCGTACTTCTCCATGATCCGGCATCTCTACCATGGCGTTCATCAAGTAGCCAGGCAGTTCAAAATGCCCAAACATGTACTTGCCTTTCATTTTTGGAATGCGCTTGTGATCATCGCCGCATAACCACGGAGCAATAACTACGTCACCACTACTGAACCAGTCATTACAAATTTGTACGTTTGGAAGATGTTTGGCCCACTCCACGCTTTGTACATCACGTTTATCGCGATAATACAAGTCATGATTGCCAGGGATAAAATACACACGTTCAAAGTTTGCATTTAAGTGTTCCAGTGCTCGTAAGCTATAATTTAAAGTGACAATGTTTAAGCTGGATCGGTTGTTGTGCCAGTCACCTAGAAACATACAGGTTTCGCAACCTTCCTCTCGGGCTTTGGCAGTGGCCCACTTGACAAAAGCCAAACAATCTTCGTTGTGCAATGCACTGTTTGATTTAAGCCCAAAGTGAATGTCAGTGAAGATTGCTGCCTTGCGAAATAAATTAGCCATACGTTAGTTTTTGAGTTTAGAAAAAAATGCTTCAGCTATCAACCGGTGACTTTCTGGACCAGGATGAGCTCCATCTGATCCAAAGTCTGTCCAGTGTGGTGATTCGGTACTATACGGTATTTTAACATATCCTGCATCATTTGTAAAGGCCGTTGTGAGCTGTTTGACTATATCCGTGCCAGAATAGGGCAAAAATCCAAATAACAGGCGTGCGCCCGACATCTCGCAAACTTTTTTCACCTGCAATATTTTGGTGGCAGCCGCCAGCATATGATGTTGTTCAGCTTCGACCATGAATCGTTTTACAAGATCATAAGCACTGTTGCCCATAAAATTAGCAAATTTAGGATTCATAGTGGGAAGACAATGAACGGGCTGAAAATTATTGTCAGTACCCAAAGTCAACCATGTAAGTCTATGAACCGCAGTGATACCCCAGACTACTACGTCACCGGGTCTGAGATCACTGCTGATGATTTGGTTTGCGGCCCAGTCAACGCTAGTGGATCGATTGGCAAGTAGTACCAGTGACATCTGAGTTTTTTCACTCAACAAACTGCCATAACTTTGTTCAATGTTTATAAACATGCCAGCTGATACACTGCACCCGGCCACAAATAAATTGGGCTCGCCATTGCCTTTTCTGGTATCCACGGGCAGGTTTAGTCCTTGTACCCAAGGTAGGCCTTGATAATCGAGCTCAGGCATTATTGATCCTCAAGACTGGATGTTACTGGACCACTCATAGCAGCCATGCCAGCCTTGCCAGCATTTTGCCGTGTCCAACTAGGATTAAGTCCGTTCATTTCCAAAATATCATCGCGAATGTTTTGGTTCTTCTTTTCAATATTCAAGATACGAGTAAAGCTATTAGTGATAGCGGCAGTATAATACGCAAAAGGGTTCTGCGATTTTGATTCATCGAACTGGAGTCCAATTTGACTGAGTTGTAACAGGGCTTGCCCCCGCATTTCTTCGTTGTAGGTGTATCCACGCCAGTTGCTCCTTGTAGCATATCGTTCGCATAATTTCATAAACATCATGGCCAACTTGCGAGTCATTTGTCCGTGATCTCGACTGTACTCGCCGGTTTCTAAATCGCCTTTCCAGTGACTCTTGCCCACTAGATATGGAATTTTGTGATCAGTGACTCTATAGTGCCAAAACGGGGGAAAATTAACACGCACATGAGTGGGGTTTAACACTGGTTCATCAATGATGTCAGCAAGCGGATCGTCAACTGGTACATCTTCAATGCCCAGTATGTCCTCTAGTTTGCGTTTTTTCACAGCATTCTTGGGAACTTTTTTAGGTGCCATGGGTATGTGTTCCCAGGTCATGATACGAAATACCAAGTCAGTGTTGGCAATTTTCTTTTCATTGACCTCGGCGCCTTGTTCTCTAGTGAGTCTGGCAGCACGATTTCTACGTGCTTCGGCAATGGTACGCTGATTTATTTTGGTCACGCTGGGCAAAATAATATCACATTGATGATCGGTGACTGGATCTAGATAGCTACAATATGTTGCTTTGCTTAGATGAATCTCTTTTAAGATATCTCTGTTGTTGAGGTAATTGACACGAGGTGCCGCTTTTGGTATTAAACTCATGATTGAGTAAGTCTCCTGTATGAGTACTTATTGTAGCAGAAAAACGACATTTGTCAACCTTTTTCTTAAACTGTGCTGTTTATTTTTTAGGTAAATATTAACAAAGGTACACAATATATGGGTGAAAATGGTTTTGGTTTTAGCTACAGCTACGGCACGTATGATGCGTTCACTGGATTTAATTCCATTGGCGGCTCGGGGTACGCCGGACAAAATGTCACCTATCAAGGAACCACTGCAACAGGATTTGATGCATTTACATCCAATCCATTTGTTACCAATACAACCACCACTGGATTTACATTTGACACAAGTGTGGTAGGATCGGCAAACTACCAAATTGGTGTTGATTATACCAACAATGCTGTGACCGGATTTGCCAACCCCAACACTGGTGGCACACAAGCCCTAAGCTTAGACAACACTTACTACACTATATCAAGTGGCAGTGACGAATACTTGACATCGCAATTTAACGCCGCGGGATCTATTGCTGAAATTCAAACATTGACTGCCACAGTGATTGCCAACACACAAGGTGTAGATGACACGTATCCTATAATAGACACAATTGACGAAACTATATTGACTAGAGCCGACGATGGACAGTCACTCAATGTGCCGCTATCGGTTAATCAATTTAACGTACAAATTAAAACATCAGAATCAACCACGGTTGCTAACAGCACTGCCTCTGGATTGTCAGCAGACACACAAGCACAACTAGATCTAGCACTGGAGACTGAACTAACAAATCTTGCGCTTTCCAGCCCTAATTTAGCTACGGCCGCCGGCCGAGCCCAGGCAATTGAAAATGCAAACCTAGCAGGTAATTTACTAGAAGCTGATGGAAACGGATTTAACCTAACCACCGAAGAGCGACAAGTATTGCAAAGAGTTATTAACGATGGATTGAATGTTGCAGTTACCACAAGAGATACCCTGAATCAAGCACAGGATGTAATCGATAGTGTGCGAAATATATCAATTAGTGATTCAAGCCCGTTAACATTTACAGAAGCCAGGAAAGCATTGATCAACGATTTTTATGATCAACTTACCCCAGCACAAAAATCTATAATAAACGACTCTGGAATAGGCAGGACATTTAATAATCTTGTAAGTGATGTTAACAATTCTGGTCAACCGATTATAGGAATATCAAATCTAGGGCTAGTACCTTACAATGTAGCCAACGACACACTGGGATTAGACGCCACTCAACGTATTACTGATGCACTGATTGCACAATACATCACTCAAAATGGTAGTATAACTGAAGAACAAGTTCTAGCCATTGAAACTTTGGTACTAACACAAAATTCAATCAACACTCAAGCTCTTGTGGCAGCCGACATTGGTGTAGCAGATATTGAAATTGCACTTAACTCAACAGGTCGCAATCAAAGAGTCAGTGCTGATGTTGTTACAGATACAACCTTGCCCAATGCGGATCAAGGTGATACTGCAATTCAAACAGTTGAAGTCACTGCCAATACCAGTGCATCAGCGGCTATTAGAGCTTCGTTAGGCTTAGATAACCAAGGACCTGTGGTTGAAAAGTTAATTAACAAAGCCATTGACCTAGCGTTGAATCAAATACCAGGTTTTAGTCAGATTAACAATGCAATTGGTACTGCAAATAAAATTGTAAGCATCGGAGACATTATAACAAATGTTGACCAGACCCCAGCAGAAGCTGCATTGGCCTTGGCAAGACTACTAATCCCAAAAATAAATCTGGTGGTCACCGGATACAATCTTATCTCTGGTGGTGGCGGTGGTGGCGGTGGTGGCGGAGTTGAAGCTCTTGAACCCATCCCTGTAAATACCACAGTTGATATACAAGCAGGTGGAGCAGGCGAGGAGGAGGATCCGCCCCCGGGCAGTATTGATTTTGGCCCAGAGGCTGTTACCAGTGAACAAGACCCTCAAGCAGTCCCCACAACCACAGAGTCTACTACAGCGGCATTTCAAGATGCCAATTTAACAGCTATTGCACCAGTTGGTAATTTTGCTGTAGCATACAATGTAGAAACTGGCACTTATGATGTGTACAATCTTGACACAAACGAAATAGTTGCCGGTGGATTTACCCAGGAACAAGCAACTGAATATGCTGATGCGCTAAACGTTGGCGATGACTTTGAGGCATTGAATGTACAAAGTCGAGCTGATGCAGAAGCAAGATTCAACGAAGGCCCTGCTGACGTAGCAATTACACAAGATCCCAGTCTGTACCCAAATGGGTTGCCTTATGACGATGACGGCAACTTAAATCCTGGCTGGGCTCTAGACGAAAATAACAATCCTGTTTTTGTTGGCGATGGTTACGTTGATCCCGGCACATTGCTCAGTGCCGAAGAGTCAAGATCCGCAGCCATCACCTTGGCCAAGACCAAACTGGCACAAAATCAAGCTGCCATTGAGGCACAAAGAAAACAGGCCAACGAAGGTGATTGGCGAGTAAAGTTGAGATTGGCGCCCAGTGCAGACTATCTTTACAAAGATCCAGGTATCAGCAGTGATGGTATTCTTTGGCCGCTGTCAGTTACTGACGGAGTAGTGTTCCCTTATACCCCGGTCATCAACACAGTCTACGCTGCCAATTACAGTACCTACGATTTGACCCACAGCAATTATCGTGGACATTTTTATCAAAATAGCTACGTAGACGATATACAACTACAGGCAACATTTACAGCGCAAGACACCAACGAAGCTAATTATATGTTGGCAGTAATACATTTTTTCCGCAGTGTCACAAAAATGTTTTACGGTCAAGATGCCCAGCGCGGAACCCCACCTCCAATGGTATTTTTGCAAGGCCTTGGAGAGTTCCAATTTAACTTGCACCCTTGCTTGGTAAAATCTTTTAGCTACAATCTTCCCGGAGACGTAGATTATATTCGAGCAAGAACTGTAGAAATCAACGGAACTAACTTGTTACAAAAACGAAATAGACAAACTTTGCCCACCAGCTCTAGTTTTGCATCGCTAATTAGATTGGCAAACGCAGGTGTAACTGGATTACAACCAGGTGCTATAACTACACCACCACCACCACCAACCTTGGGCACAAACAACCCCACGTATGTGCCCACCAAAATTGATATTAGTTTAGTATTGCTGCCAATACAATCACGCAGTCAGGTCAGCAAACAATTTAGTCTCAAGAGTTTTGCCAACGGCGACTTGCTCAAAGGGGGATTCTGGTAATGGCAAATTATACTGCAACTAGCCCATATTTTCTAACTCCATACTCTCAGTTTTATCTTGACAGCATGGTTAATCGTGCTATCCCCAGGGAAAATGATGATGTGTATTTTAAAATAAATCAAACATATCAATATCGTCCAGATCTGCTGGCATTTGACTTGTATCAACAACCGGGCCTGTGGTGGGTGTTTTATCAACGCAATCCCAATACATTAACTGCACCGCCCTGGGATTTTGTAGCTGGTACCAACATTTATCTGCCTAAGATCACCACACTTCGATCCGCTTTGGGATTTTAATAAATGGCAACTGTTCGAACCCTAGAAGCAGAACGTGCACGACTGCTGGCAGAACGTGAAATTCTTGCTGCCCGGTACCAGGCCGGCGATGTTACAGTGCTGCCACAAATACAAGAGATAAACGTACAATTACGAGATGTAGTATTGCAAATTGAATTGTTGCTTGGTTTACCACCAGTGTCCAGTAGTGGACAAATTGTTGCCAACTCACAAGTGGCACGAGATGATGGTGCAAATACTCAATTACCAGAAGTTAGTCCAATTGAGCCAGCAACTCGAATACCCACAAATGCAGTGGCATTCTCTGAAAACGTTGACTTTGGAACAAACAATGACACAAGGGCAATAGTCCAAACTCAAGCAGTTCCTCCAGCCAGTGCTGATTGGCCAATTCCTGACCCTGCTGAATTACCTGGGCCGGGCAGCCTTCCTCCAGCATTGCCAGATGGAACACAACCTCCTGACAATGTACCCGCTGGCGAAAGCCCAACAGCATCATATACTCCCGGCGTGGGCGCAGTCAGCGATGACGGAACCACTGAAGGTATACTTGAAGCAGGTGCAGTTACACCCGAAACGCCAAATGGCAGCAACAATGTTACTACATTGGTTAACAAAACAGCAAGGTCTATTACACCGCAAAATAACATTTTAGATAAGTTTGCTAGCTACACATATTCAGCAAGTCTTTATCTCATGAGCCCCGAAGATTATCGACGACTCATGACAACAAAAAAACGTTACATTCCTGGATATCAACTGTTGATGCAAAGTGGTGGCGCACCACAACAGTCAGGTGTACAAGTACAAGATTTTAATGACGGCGGCTCTGCCGGAGTTAGTTTAACCCAAGGACGCAATCAATACTTCCCGTTGGATTACTACTTTGATGACATAGAACTCAAGAGCGTAATACACGGTAAAGGCACTGGAGGGGCACACAATGTAGTTGAAATGAAATTTAAAATTGTTGAACCCAATGGTATTACTTTACTTGATAACTTATATAAGGCAGTAAATCAATACGTCACAGTAGGCGGCGGTGGAACTACAACTATCAAAAATCAAAATTATGCCGCACAAAATTATTTAATGGTTATACGATTTTATGGGTATGATGAAAATGGTAACATGATAACCGCACCAATTAGCACTGATCCTGCCGGCAAAAGCGACAATTACGCCATAGTAGAAAAATTTATACCCTTTCAATTCACCAGTATCAAGTTTAGGGTTGCTAATAAACTAACTGAATATCAGTGTGAAGCTGTTTGCCCACAAAATGTAATTGGAACCGGCCAAGGTCGTGGAGTGATACCCTTTAACATTGAATTAACCGCCACCACCCTACAAAATTTATTCAACGGCAATACCACCTGGGCTGAATCTCTAAACAATCAAACACCAACTACCGAGCAACCCAGTACCGTGGCGCCGGGCACAGCAACCGAAGCTCCAAACCCCACACTGACAATTGGGCTTGCAACTGCCCTTAACAAATTTCAACAAGAGTTAGTCACTGATGGCACATATGAAGTTGCTGACAAATACAATATCATAATCAGCCATCCAGAAATTGCCAGCGCGGCAGTGGTGCCCCCGGCCACCACTGATTTAAATGGCAAGCCCATGACCAATGTTACCACAGCCAACGAAGCCGTGGGTGCTGGACAATCAATTAATACTCGGGCCAAGACCAACAGTGCAATAGCTGGTATGAGTATTGTGCAGTTTATTGACCTTGCAGTGCGCAACAGCAATTATGTTTACAAACAGCAGACTAAAATTATTGATCAGAACGGAAAAGTCATTCCACAAGGTACTGGTGCGCAGGCCTTTGCCTGGTACCGAATAGGTGTTGAAGCCAAGCCGTTACCAAAATCAGATTCTAAACGAAATGATCTAGCTTACGAGATAACTTACGAGATAGCACCCTATGGAATTAACGACATAAAAAGCGAGTACTTTCCCAAAGGAGTGTTTCGTGGTGCCCAGAAAAAATACAGTTATTGGTTTACCGGACAAAACACTTCAATTTTAAATTTTGAACAAGATTTTAATTATCTATATTACATAACCATTAACAGTAGAACCAGAGCACAAGTCAACAGCCGCGGAACATCAGATTATCGTGAAGTTGAAAAACGATTGTACTCGCCAAACAGTGCGCAGACCAATCAAGGCATTGATTCCTGGTACACCAATGAGCCAGCCGCCAACGCTGCCGATTATCTCTATAGTCCCGGCGACCAAGCCACAGTTAAATTGTCCATAGTGGGTGACCCTGCTTGGATTGAACAAGGCGAAGTGTGGTCAGGTATTAGAAAAAAATCTCTAAACACTAACGCAACTGATCCATACTTTGATGCGTTTCTAGCTGACGGTACTATTAATTTTGATGCTAGAGAGGCATTGTTTGAAGTCTCATTTAACAAGCCTGCAGACTACAATATTAACACAGGACTATTAGATGTGCCAGGGTCTGCAGTTGCCAGTCAAAACTATGTTTACAAAGCAGTGACAGTGACCAGCAATTTTAGACAAGGCAAGTTTACACAAGACTTAGAAGGAAAACTTTTGGTATTTCCTAACACAATTACACAATCTCAAACAACTACCACTGCGGGCACTACCACTGCGGGCACTACCGAACAACAACCAGACAGCACAGCGCCAAGAGACGCCCCTGATGAGTCGGCAGCTGAAACAGCAAGACTTGAAAGACTGGCATCTGCCGCCAATGGGTTGCCGTCAGTACCAACCACTTCGGTTACCGGTACAACACCCACTTCATCGCTGGCCAAAGGCACAGATCAAATTTTAAGACCTCTCACAGTTGTAGCAGAACCAACCCTATCTCAATTGCAAGCCAGTCCTGCATATATTACAGCTCGTCGTGGCGGTGCAACACCTGCGGCAGCATTGGAAATTGCTAGGTCTGCATTTGCATCAGGCACCAACAACTACGCAGGTGTAGCGTTGCCAGGTATTAATGTCACTGCCAATACTGGCATAGTAAAAGATCAATAAGAGTTAAACAATGTCAAATAACATACAACGAAGCCAAGGCCGAGGCGCATCTTATAAATTTGATCGTGGTGGAGTACCCACAGAATTTGGACCGTATATTGGTGTGGTAAAAAACAATGTTGACCCAACCCGTGCTGGCCGCCTACAAGTTTACATTGAACAATTTGGCGGGAAAAATCCTGCTGATAAAAGTTTGTGGCGAACAGTAAACTACATTCCGCCATTTTACGGACTCACTCCAAAAAATAATGCAAGTACTACAGCTGGAGCCGGTAGTTACAAAGGCAACCAGCAAAGCTACGGCATGTGGTTTACACCACCTGACCTTGGTGTGTCTGTGATTTGTTTCTTTGTGGCCGGAGATCCCAATCAAGGTTACTACATTGGATGTGTGCCAGACAGTGGTGCAAATCATATGTTGCCGGCCATCGGCGCTTCAAAAAATTATGTTGCACAAAACGCTGAACAAAAGAGTCTTATTGCCGGTGCCAAAGCAACACAGTTACCAGTGGTTGAAGCCAACTTTTATAATGCAAACATAGAAAGCAATCCTAGATTCTTTACTCAGCCCAAGCCAATACACAGCTATGTTTTTGCTATCATGGCCAACCAAGGTCTATTGGGTGACAATGTGCGCGGCCCAATAACCAGCAATGCGCAAAGAGAAAGCCCCAGCACAGTGTTTGGTATCAGCACTCCCGGACGTCCAATCTATCAAGGCGGACTTGATGAAAAAGACATCAAAGCCCGGGTAGCGTCAGGAGCAGTCAACCTGGCTGACACAAAAATTGAAGGACGTCGCGGCGGCCATACATTGGTCATGGACGATGGTGATCTTCAGGGCGAAGACAATTTAATTAGAATAAGAACCAGCAAAGGCCATCAGATCACCATGAGTGACGATGCTGATTGCTTTTATATTATTCACGCCAATGGATCAACCTGGTTAGAATTTGGCAGCGAAGGCACAGTGGATGTTTACTCTAGTAATTCAGTTAATGTTCGAACACAAGGGTCAATTAATTTGCATGCTGACAAAGACATCAACATCAATGCTGGCGAAAATTTAAACATTAGAGGAAAAAATGTCCAAATTGAAAGTCAAGGCATTATGGGGATTTCTAGTGTGGAAGATTTTAAAATATACAGCAAAGCCAAAATAGGAATTTTAGCTGACGGTGCAGTTGTTTTACAAGGTGCATCAGGGGGGTGGAAATGCAGTGGCGAACTTAATTTGCAAGCACAACCCATTAATCTCAACAGTGGATCGCCAGAAAACGTTGATGCAATCAAGCCCATCAAAGAATACAGTCTTGACGGGACACAATTCAATGGTGCATCGGGTTGGCAGGCGGAGCCAGGCGCAATTAAAACCATCGTGACTCGAGCACCCACACACGAACCTTATCCCTATCACAACAAAGGTGTGGCAGTTTCAGTTAACTATGATGGCGATACCCCTTCAACGCCTAGCCCTCAAGTAGAAGCCGCATTAGGTAATGCAGCCAGTGAGCCAGTAACAAACGCAGTTGACGCTGCCGCAGTGCTAGATACTCCGTTGGCCACCGCCAACGTTGGTAGTCTTGATAAAAATCAAGTAACTGGTTTGTTGGCCCAAGCTAAAACATCAGTTGGTCAGGCTGCAAATGCAGTGAGCACAACCAAAGGTATTGGCCAATACGGATTTCAGCCAGCACAGCTTGAAAGCGCAGGCTTTTTGAAACCTGGTGCTGGAAAAAGCATACAAGCACAATTGTCACAAGGCAAATCTCTTGGCACTATTTTAGCGTCACCAACATTATGGTCAGGTAAAAATGGAGTAGTTGGACTACCGGCAATACTCAGCAATCCAGGATTACAAAATACCATGCAACAACAATTTATGAGCACTACATTAACTGGCATGAAAGCTGCCGGATTAGTCACTGGAACTGAAGCTCCGCAACAACTGTCGGGCTTGGTACAAACAGCAACAAAATTTGGCGTAGCCGCTGCCGGGTCTTTTGTTAAAGGCGTTGCACCCGCTGATTTAAACAAAGCTATATCTGCCACTATTAAAAGTGCACAATTTGCTACAAATTTTGTAACAAATAAACTAGCTGGACTTACTGGCGGTAGTAGTGTAGCAGAGTCAGTGTCGGGCACAATAAACCGTGCCTCAATTGACAAAACCCTGATCAACGCACTAAACGATACCAAGGTCCCGGCACCTATTTTTAAGCCAACTGACCGATCTGACAATGCATAAATATCACTATGCCTGCATTTATTGGTTTCAACACTATTAATCAAAATAAAAAATTCACGTTGACTGACTTTGCTCTAGTCAAACGTGATTTATCAAACGCCCTCAATATCCAACAAGGTGAACTAGTCGGCCGTCCAGGGTACGGCACTGTTATCTGGAGTTTCATATTTGAGAATCAAACTCCAGAGACAGTGACAAAAATACTAGCAGAGCTTCAGCGTGTAGCTGGCGGAGATCCTAGAATTTATATTTCAGACGCTAATGTATACCCACAACAAAACGGTATGTTAATAGAGCTACAGGTTCAAATTGTACCAAGTTCTACAGCCGAGCGACTGGCCATTTTCTTTGATCAAGAATCTCGCCGTGCCAGCTTCATCTAAAACTATGTAGATAATTGGGGTTATAAATACAATGTACAGTGAGAAACTATGGCTAAAACAACAAGACAAACCGCAATATTTGGTGTAGAAGATTGGAAGAGGCTTTATCAAACCTATCGTGAAGCTGACTTTCAAAGTTATGATTTTGAAACCCTGCGAAAGAGTTTTGTTGATTATCTCCGACTTTATTACCCAGAAACTTTTAACGATTATATTGAAAGCAGTGAATTTATTGCACTGCTGGACGTCATGGCTTTTATGGGACAAGCCCTGGCATTTAGAAACGACTTAAACACACGTGAGAACTTTTTAGACACAGCCGAACGCCGTGACAGCGTGGTGCGTTTGGCAAACTTGGTCAGCTACACACCTAAAAGAAACACTGAAGCGCAGGGTTACTTGAAGGTTGTTTCGGCTAGCACCACTGAAAATATTACAGACTTTAATGGTATTAACCTAGCCAATATCACAATTGATTGGAATGACGCCACTAACTCAAGTTGGTTAGAGCAGTTTACATCAATCATGAATGCCGCATTTATTGACAGTCAAAAATTTGGTCGTCCAGGTAACCGTCAGGATATACTAGGCATTGAGACCAGCGAGTACACAATTAATCTTATCCCTGGTTATTTGCCAATTATTCCCTACACATCTGTGGTGGATGGTGTAAACATGCCGTTTGAAGTTGTGAGTGCAACCACAATTGGGAAAGAATATGTCTACGAGCCAGCACCAAAACCCAATGGTGCATTCAACGTATTGTATCGCAATGACGCACAGGGATTTGGCAGTGCAAACACTGGATTCTTTTTCTTGTTCAAACAAGGCGTATTGCAAAATCAAGACTTCAACTTGTCTGAAGCAATTCCTAACCGCACAGTAAACATTAACATTGAAGGTTGTAACCAAGAAGATCATTGGCTTTACAAACTTGATGATGTTGGTAGTATTTCGAGCGAGTGGATTTATGTTGAAAATATTTTTGCCGGTGCAGTCGAACAACTTGCGCCAGACCAACGTACATTATATTCTATCACCAGCCGAGCTAATGATCAGATTACACTGACATTTGGTGATGGTGTGTTTTCCAGTGTTCCTGTGGGCACTTTCCGTACCTATGTTAGATCCAGCAACGGATTGCAGTACATCATTAATCCTGAAGAAATGCAAAACATTTCAGTGCCAATCAGCTACATTAGTCGTTCGGGCAGACTGGAAACATTGACTCTTACTTGTGGTATCACACAACCGGTGACTAACGCACAGTCTAGAGAAAACATCACAGAGATCAAGCAACGTGCTCCTGCACGTTACTACACACAAAATCGTATGGTCAATGGCGAAGACTACAACAACTTCCCATTCACCAAATACAACTCAATTATCAAGAGTAAAGCAGTTGATCGTGCTAGCACCGGTACATCTAGGTATATTGACCTAACAGATCCCACTGGAAAATATTCTAGTACCAATATATTTTCCAGTGACGGAGTAATTTACGAAGAAAATGTTTTGCCTACTTTTAATTTTAATTGGGTAAATCGTAACGAGATTGTTGATACCATTACCAACTCAGTGGAACCACTTGCATCCAGCCGAGGTATGTTGCAATTTTACTATGCTAACTTTCCAAGACCTCCATTGACCGTGTTGAGTGCTGGATGGAATCAAACCACAACAATTAATAATCAAACCACAGGATATTTTTACAGCGGCACAGCCAGCAATCCGTTGCCAATTGGTGCTTACACTAATAATAATGCTCAATATATTACACAAGGTAGCTTGGTAAAATTTGTACCGCCTGCTGGTAAATTCTTTGATGCAAATAATAGACTGCAGACCGGAATACCAGTTCGCGCTGATGAAAAAATGGTAATATGGGCCACAGTTGAGGCAGTGGTGCTTGATGGTACTGCACAGGGACTTGGCAACTTGCCAGATGGGATAGGGCCAGTTGCATTGAACAATTTTGTGCCATCTGGCGCTTTGGCACAACTAGTGATTCCAAAGTTTATCAATGTGTTGCCTTTAGAAATTAAACAAAGCATGATTCAACAAATTGAGCTTTATCGAAATTTTGGTCTTGGCTACAACAATTTAACTGCTAGCTGGTATCTTATAACTAGTACAAATCTCAATGCTGAATATGCTGGACATCCGGCACCTTTTAGCAGAACCTACGCACAAGATACTTCTGGACAAAATTTAGATGCGTCCTGGCTAGTGCAGTTTTTAACTGATGGATCTAACTATGTGGTTAGTTCTAGATCATTGCAATATAAATTTGCCAGTGTTATACAAACAAGATTCTTCTTCAGCACCAGCAGTGAAGTCTATGACAGCAAGACTGGATTAGTAATCAAGGACTTTATAAGAGTGTTAAAAACCAATTCAAGACCAGATTCTAATGAGCCATTACCCACTGACGTTACCATGGATATAATTGGCCAGCCAATTGAAAGCGATGGATTTGTAAACGACTATGAAGTTGTTGTGAGTTACCGAGACAGTGACGCTGATGGTGTTGCAGACAACCCAGACTTTTTTGATGATCTGGTGGCCCCAAAAGTCAACGCTTCTTCCAAGCTGACGTTCTTCCAGCTGACCACAGACTTTGATGATCTTGAAAGATATTTGCCAGTTGAACCAGGAATAGTCAATAGTTCGTTGACAACATTGGATGCAATTGAATTAGTTAAAAGCGAGTACATCAACGGACAAATATTTTATGCATACCAAAGTAAATTGTTCTACCAATTGCAAGTCACTTTGGTCAATGGTATCTTTCAAAGAACAATAATTCCTCGCACAGATTTTCTTGCGCAAGTGGGCCGCAACTCATTGTCATTCCAATACCGACACAATAGTTCACTGACCAATGTCATTGATCCCGGAACTTCAAATATCATTGACATGTATCTTGTGCCACAAGCATATTACACTGCTTATCAAAACTACATTAAAGATACCACTGGCACCGTGCCAGAGCCTAGTGCACCTACCATCAATGAATTGTCGCAAGACTATTCAAGTCTCAATAATTATAAAATGGTCAGTGATAATTTAGTGCTAAACTCAGTAATGTTCAAACCATTATTTGGCGCCAAGGCACCCACACAGTTGCGGGCCACTATTAAAGTTGTCAAAGCCCTTAACACAACTGCCAGCGACAGCGAAATCAAGAGTCAAGTTATTTCTAATATCAATAGTTACTTTAGTATTGACAAGTGGGACTTTGGCGATACATTCTACTTCTCAGAGCTGAGTGCATATCTACACAAACAATTGGGTTCAATTATTAGCTCAGTGGTGATTGTACCACTTAACCCATTAAAAACATTTGGCGACCTGTATGAGATTAGAAGTGCACCAAACGAGATATTTGTCAGTGCTGCCACTGTGGCAGACATTGAAGTAATAAGCGCATTGACACAGAGTAATATACGTAGTCAAACCAGTGTGGCCGGGCTTTATCCAGTGACCACAGTGGGTGCGCCAGGTAGTACAATTGGACAAACCGGCGGGAGCAGTTAAGAATGGCATCAAATAAGACAGTAAATTTACTTCCAGAAATTTTTCAAACAACTACAAATAAAAAATTTCTTGCAGCCACTTTAGACCAGTTAACACAAGAACCAAATTTTAAACGTTCACAGGGATATGTTGGACGCAAAGTTGGTCCAGGAGTTAACCTCGCCAACAACTACATCACTGAACCTACTAAAACTAGATCTGACTATCAATTAGAGCCAGGCGTAACGTTTTTAAAAAATGGAACCAACACCGCCGACGATGCTATCACCTACCCAGGAATGATAGATGTTTTAAAATTACAAGATGCCGATGTTAGTCGACAAGATCGTCTATGGCAGAGCCAATATTATTCGTGGGACCCGTTCTGCGACTTTGATAAATTTTCTAACTACAGTCAATACTATTGGTTACCCAACGGCCCACTGTCAGTGGACGTTAGCACAACTGAAATACCACTCACTGATGATTTTGCAGTTACTCGTAATACGCTAACTTATGAATTTAGTGGCTTACCTGGCACCAATCCAATTATTACGTTGGCAAGAGGTGGAAATTACAATTTTGTAGTTAACCAACCAGGTCACAATTTTTGGATACAGGCTGCACCCGGAGTGGCAGGCCGATTGCCGTATGCACCAAACATCAGCAGTCGTGATGTTTTTGGCGTAGTCAACAACGGAGAAGATCAAGGGGTTGTAGAATTCTATGTACCTTTAAAAACAGGGCAAGATTTTTATTACACCCTAAATCAAATTGGCCCAGTTGATTTAGTCTGCAATTTAGAATTTAATCAAATCAACAATATCTATGTGTCTGCATTTTTACAACAATTTCCTGATGGAATTGACGGAATCACACAGCTTGATGGGCTTAGTTTGATTTTTACTAACACTATTCAAGGTGCCGAAGAAGGTGGCTGGCAAATTACCACACAATATGATCCGTTGCCCAGTGATGCACAACCGGGCGCTATTGGCACATTTGACAGTGTGTTATTCGATCAGACCACAGATATAAACGTAATCACGCAAAGATACAGTGTATGGCGTATAAGTTATGTGTATGACAATGATGGGCAACCGTTTATCACACTTAGCTCGGTAACGCAAGTACCAAACCTGTCAAGATTTGATATTAGATACGGGCAGACCAACAGTAGCACACAATGGTATAAAAATGCGTCTGGCTATTACCAGCAAGTGCCTTTGCTTACTGCAACACTGGATACATTGTATTATCAAGACAGCACCAATCCAGAAATTTTTGGAGAGATTCGTCTAGTCGATGCCGAAGTCACACAACCAGTTGACTTTGATGAAATCATTGGTGCAAAAAATTATATCAGCCCCAACGGTGTAAAATTTACAAATGGACTTAAAGTTAAATTTCGTGGATTAACTAATCCAGCACAATTTCAAAATATTGAATTCTATGTTGAAGGTGTAGGAACAGGGCCTGGTCGAGAATTGCGTGTTGGGTTTGTTGATGGTGAGGCCTATTTTGGGCCATCGCATCTTTATCAAGGCCA